GTGGTCCTGGAGATCGAGCGGGCAGAAATAAAAAAGCCCCTACTCACCGAAGAGGTGGGCGGGGCGTGGCTCCGTTCGTTCAGGGACGGGGATGTGGACGACGCTGCCTTCCGGCAGCGCCTTGTGGACACGTTCATCGCCCGGATCGAGGTCAGGAACGGCCAGGCGATGATCTTCTACAACATAAAAGAAAATGGACCGCACTCGAACTTTCGAGTGCGGTCCGAATGGTGGAGATAAGAACTTAATAACAGTGGAAAGCCTTATTTTATGCGGGTTAAGAACGCCAAAGTCTCCACATGATGTGTTTACAGAAATGGTTTATTGTTCATAACTTTGCAACTATTTCTTACTGTTCATGGCCTTTATTTACCGGCTTTTTAACATGGTTCAACTATTTTTAATGAATGAAGATTAGTTATGTACGTTTGAACACGGTGGCAATACGGTGGCAATGCCACCACATCATTACATTCCCAGCAGGTCCGCCCAGGTTCGCGGACCGCATTCACCGTCCACGGACAGCACGCCAGACCGGCTTTTCTGATATGCTTTAACCGCATCTACCAGAGCCTTATCACAGGACCAGGTCAGACCGCCGCTGTAAAATCCTCTTGCTTTCAGAATCTCCTGCAGGAGAAGAACAGCAGCACCCTTGCTCCCGCCCCGAACTGTTTCTATTTTAGCAGTGTAGCTGGCGCCCGTATAGGCAGTTTTCAGAGCTGCCTGCGACTTAGATCCATACTGACCGTCAACGACAAGGCCGTATGCCTTCTGGAATGCCTTCAGGGCAATTTCCGTCGCTGAACCGAAGTCTCCGTCAGCTCCTGAAGTTCCGCAGCTATAGCCGAGTGCAATCAGCATTGTCTGCAGATCTTTGACTGCCTGACCGGAACTTCCTTTCGACAAGACATTCGCCGCCCCGACTGTGCTTTCTGTGACCGTTTCTGACTCAGGATATCGAAGAACGTGCGTCCACGGGTAATTGCGGTATGACCGGATTAAAAATTCTCCCCCAGTCTGATCTCCAGGCTTTCCCCCGGTTGCCTTGCCGTTCTCGTTAATACTTGCCTCAACTTCTTTGCCATTACCGCAGTACATAGCCGTATGATGGCCGACCGCAAGAAGGACGTCTCCTCGCTTTAAGCCGGATCCGGTGTTCCTATTGATCTTGGATGTAATGTCGGTAAATCCGCACCCGAGGAAGGCACTCAGCATATTTCCGGTATACGTCGCTCCCTTTGTCTTTACCGGTACGCCTGCCTGCTGGTAAGCCGTAATGACGGCAGCGGAGCAGTCATAATCTCCCTTTTCGCCCCACCGGTAAATCTGATCGTAGCCATGCGACGGATCATTCGCCATGCGCTCCATCCACTTTGTAGCACTCTCTACTTTTGACAACTGGATCACCTCCTGTTCTTCTGAGACGGCATACTTTTCAATAAACTCCTTGCATTTAACATGTCTCGTCCAGAAGATTTTATCTCCCACCTGATTATTATTGCTCGTATCGCTCTGATCTTTTTTCAGAGTGTTCATAATGCTGTCTAAACCGTAATCTTTGTTCAGCTTATTAAAGATCCGTTTGGCAGCGCTCAATCCGCCTAAATGCCTGATTTCGCAGTACATCATAATAGCAGGAACAGAAGAGGTATATGCTTTTTCGCAGTCCGCTATATAAGCTTTCATACTCTTCTTGAACAGTTCATCCTGGCATTCGTGACCGGCAGGAGAGTCAATCAGGGCAATCAATACTGCTTTCTGTCCCGCGGTCGGATTCCATTTCTCAGCAATCCAGTCATGCTCCCCGTTTATCATCTCTTTGATAATGCCGTATTTATCGATTTTATCAAAAGCATCCGGGTCTTTTGCATAGATATTAGATACCAGTATATAAGCCTGAGAGCCGTAATTCTGCGCCCAGCCTAGTGTGATTGTATGTTCGTTAGGCGTGCTTTTATAAGGCGGAGAATAGGCGCTGTAACGCCTATTTCCGTATATCTGACCGCCTGATTCAACAGCACCGATGATATTTACAAGTACGTTCATGTTCTGTTCATTCATATCATTCACCCTCTCAGCGTGTCATACCTCTGAGCCAATAGCATCTCGACGGTCGTCGGATCACTTATCCTCCTTGCCGTCTGCTCTTGCGGTAAGGACATCAATCGCTTTTGTCATGACCGCCGGCAGCGGTATGCCCATAAGCCCCGCGTTTTCAACGATGCTGATGAGCTCATTTGCAATAAATCCTATAATCACTGTATCTCGTATATAAGCTGTGCCCATCACAATATCAAGCCTCGCTGCGATCAGTACAAAGAGCAGGACAAGCGCCTTGCGGCACAGCCCCTTAAAGCCCGCACGGCTCTCAAGCGCCCCGCTCTGGCTCTTATTTGAGGCATGGAAGACACCTGCCACCACAAGCCCCGAAAAGTAATCAATTGCCATAAAAATTACAAGAGTTATCAAAGCATCGTTCCATCCGCCGAAGAGCGCCGCAATGGTACCGCCGATCACTCCTGTCGCTGTGCATACAATTGTTTTCACCTGCGTCACCCCTTTTCTGCCACATACTGCGCCACAATCACCACGCTTTTAAGTGCCTCGTCTGTCAGCTGATCGGACGTGATTTCCGACTGGCTCATGTAGTTATTGCCGTTGAGCTGTAAGCCGTCAAAGACGGTACCATCAGCTAAAGTCATTTTATAGGTCATATCCTACCTCCTTGATTAGATTTACCCGGCCCACGAGGGGCCGGGATTTTTGATCAATAGATCAGGAAAGCCGGGCGGACGCCGACGGAGGACGAGGCGCCCCAGCCGTTGGCAGAACCGTTGTCGGCGACACGGCAGACATGCGTCGCCGACTGGACATCTCTCAGCCACCAGTTCTCTCTGTTCGTGATCAGATCCGGGCGTGCCTGGAACAGAGCCAGCTGGCTCTTGTCTGCCCCGACGTCGTAGCCGTTCTGCGCTCCGCCGCCCCATGCGTAGGAGCCGTAGACCATGTGCTCGTTCATCAGGTCGATCTGGCTGTCGTACCATGCCCAACCGGAGCTGGCGCCATTGCTGACAGCGTTGGCCAGGAGGATCCTGTGAGTCAGGATGTGGTCTGCGCCGAAGTCAGCCTTGACAGTGGCCAGAGCGTTGGCCAGGCCGGAGGTCTTCATCTTGCTGCCGTAGTAGGAGCCGGTCGTGACGTTAGTGTCATTCATCACGCCGTTATAGAAGGACTCGTCGGGGATGACCAGCATATGATGGGCAGTCAGCTCTGTGTCCCCACAGTGCAGACGATAGTCAGCATGGGCGGCCCAGTATTTTCGGCCGTTGATGGTCCAGTAGCCGCCGGTGTGGACCTTCTCGAACTTGCCAGCACGAATGTCGGCGGACTGCTCAGCGGTGAAGCTGGCACCGAGATCGTGTTCATAGATGAAGGAGTTGGCCCTGGACGCACCGGTCTGGCAGAGCATTGTGGTCAGCTCCTTCAGGGCTTTGATGTCTTGGGCGTTGGTGCCTACCAGGCCGAAGACTTCGTTGATGGCGGCGATCAGGCTGGTCTTGTTCTCAGTCTCCAGCGTGTCCAGGTCTCCATTGATGAAGGCCTTGATGGCGCTGATAGGGATCCTCTTGACGCCTGTGCCGTCTGCGAGTCGTACCAGGAGAACGTCCTCCCCGCTGGCTACGGCAGCCAGCGCGTCGTACTCTGTGAAGCGTTTGCCGTTTGTTACGTCAATCTGCATAATGTTCCTCCTTATGCGGTTTTATATTTCCAGTCGCCGATGATCGTGTTGCCATCGTCGTCCAGGATCGGGTTGCCGTCATCGTCAACGACGTGAGTGAACAGATCGTTGTGGATGATCATGTATTCCAGAGTGGTCAGGCGCTCGTCCAGATCGCTCGTCTTGTTGATGAGCCTGCCGGCGACGTCCTCGTCCAGAAGGACCTGCACGGTGGCAAACCACTCGTTGAAAGCGTTCTGGTTGGTGCGCTGGAACTCTTTCATGGCCTCCGTGACGGCGGTCAGATCTGTGTGGCCCTTGGTCTCCAGCGCCTCGATGTATTCGTCGATGGCAGCCGTGAAGCCGTCATAGGCCGCCTCGGCCATCTGCTCGAACTGGGAGTAGCTGGCGTTGGACTTGGCCACAAACTCAGTATAGAAGGCATTGAACTGGTCATAGAAGGCCTCGGGGTCGATGCTGTCGATGAACTGGGTGATGTAGCCGCAGACTGCACTGTTGGGGCGGGTGTCGCTGATGGAGCTTTGAGTGATGACGGTCTGGTTGGCGCTGACCGTTACGTTTGCCAGGCCCAGCTCGTAGTAGTCGCCGCTGGCGGGCTGGATGAGCTCTGGAGCCTGGGGCGTTGCCGCTGCCGTGCCGGTCTTCACGATGATCTCGCAGAGGCGCTCCAGATAGTTGCAGCGCAGCACGACACGGTCGATGCGGCTATAGCTCGTTGGAGCTGCGGCCAGCTGGAAAGAGGCAGGGGCGGGATCATAGGCGAAGGCGCCGTTGATCAGGCCGAAGCCAGGGCGGACCGTGACGCTCAGGCCAGTGTCGCCTGCCAGCACTTTGAAGCAGTCGGCAGGCTTGGCCAGCACGCCATTGGTCAGCAGTTTGGAAAAAAGCAGGCGGAACAGTTCCGACGTCTCTGCTCTGTCAAAAATAGGCATATCCTCGGAGTCCACGCCGGTGATCTCCGAGTCAAAATAGCCGTATCTCATGGCCATGTTAAAATACCTCCCTTTGGATGATTTTCGTGATGCTGGTCATCTGGTCATTGCCGAAGACGACGGAGAGGGTCTGCTTGCTGCCCTCGTAGACCTCCTGGATCTCGGTGATCCGCTTGGTGGTCTCGATGCCGACTTCTGCGTAGCGGTAGGTGCAGAGGTCGCCCAGGTCGAAGTCCACGCCGTAGGTCAGGTTGGCGTTGGGATCCACGTCGCCGTTGACGGTCTCGATCTTCTGGTACTCGGCCAGCTTCTCCAGACCACGCTGACGAAGCAGCGCCCTGTACTGGTCGGCCGTGTAAATGTGCTCGTCGCCGGCGTCGTCCCGGTAGGTGCTCTGGAGATCCCGGGCGTCCACGTAGAGCTCCCGGCGCTCCTCGTCCGCACTGCTGCGGAGATCCACCTCCACGATGACACGGGCGGAGCCTTCTCCCTCGCCGGCGACGTAGGCGAAGTTCTTATACTCGGACTCATCCCGGTCGTAGACGGCGTTCTTGACGTTGTAGAAGCTGTCCGAGAAGATGGCCCAGCTGTTCTCAGTCTGGTCGTCCGTTCTGTCCTTGCCTTTCCACACCTCGAAGATGAGGTCGTTGTTCAGGTAGTCGTAGCGCAGCCGGTGGCTGAGCTCCTGGGTCTTCTCGATTTCATAGAGCTTGTCGCCCAGGTTGTCGCCGGTAGCCGTAACCGTGACACTCGCGCCGATGCCCTTCAGCTCGCCCAGTTTGACCTGGGAGATCTTTCGGCCGGCATCGGTCGGGTTGATCACGTAGCGGTCCACCATCTTCCGGCCGATGACCTCCGGCGTGCCGGTGAGGCTGATCTGCGTGTTGAGCACGCGGCCGTTCAGGAGTTCCTCAGAGAAGTAGCCCTTGCAGTAGGCTGTCCGGGTGCCTTTGGCGTCTCTCGCGAAGTTGACCTCGCGGATCACGCCCAGTTCGTCCCGGTCGTTCCGGTAGAGATAGCGGCCGGTGTTCATCGGCGTGAAAAACTCGGCGGGAGTGTGCAGCTCGAACAGGCCGGAGGCGTAGTACCGCCGGTCCCAGATGAGCGTATTGAACACGCTGACGACGCCCAGCGTGTCGAAGTTCTGGTCGAGGATGATCAAATTCATGCGCTATACCCCCAGATACTTCGGAGTGTAGAACAGATTGACGTCCAGGTTGGTGTAGTTCCCATCCGCGTCGTACTCCAGATAGTTGTCGCCCACTTCCAGCTTGAAGGGCTCACTCCGGCGGTCGATGCGCTGGTAGTAGTTGACGCCGTTCAGAGTGATGACCTGGTGCCGGTCGTTGGTGTCGATGAGAAGCACGTCGCCGGTCTGCATCGTGACACTCACGCGCATGAACTGGCCCGTGCCGGTGTTCGTGATCTTAGGGTTGACCACGGTGCCCCTGGTCGCGATGAACTGGATCTGGACACCGGTCGGGACGTCTCCGTCGTTGCTCAGCACGACCTCCTTCTTCAGCGTTCTGTAGCCGGTAGTGTTGCCACCCAGGAGAAGGCCACGGGCTTCCGGCTTGTAGTCCAGCTTGCCCGTCTCCATCCTCTTGCGGAGGGAGATCCAGGGGAAAGAGAACAGCGGCGTGAAGTTCGCCATGTTCTTGCCGAAGTTGTCCACATTGAGCATATACGGGTCCGGACAGATCAGATCCACCAGGATCTTCAGCTTGCTGTCCATGTTCTTCGATGCTGCGAAGGTCCAGCCCTCCAGCTCGTACTCGATGTTGCGGCTGACGCCCATGTTGGTGATGAGCGCCTTGCCGGTGTACTTCGGGTTGAAAAACTTGATTACTTTGGCCCGGTTTTCCGGGTTGTTCTTGCTGCTTCTGAAGCTGGCCTCGATGTGGATCGGCCTTGGTTTGATCTTCTTGCCATCGACAGACGCCCCGTCCACCAGGGCGTTGTCTGATGTGCTGATCTCCACCTCAGAGGCCTCCAGGCCGGACACGGCAGTGATGTCAATGTCCTGGCCCGGTCCCATTTTGAGGGTCTTGCCGTTGCAGGTCAGCTCGATGGTTAATGCGTTTACTGTCATTTCACACCTCCGACCATGTTCCGCAGAGCCTCGCGCTGCTTCTTGGCCACCTCGGAAGGAGTAGCCACAGGCACGTTGTAGGTGTTGCTCTGCTCCGTGCGATTATCATTGTAGACGGTAGTGCCGGCGCCCGCCATTCTCAGCCCCGCAGCGTGCGAAGCTCCGACGGTTAGCTGCCCGGCGCTTGCCGACATCTCGGCCCGCATGGCACTGACGAGCTCGCCGGCCTTGGCCCTCATGTCCTTCAGCGTTGCAGGCATGGACTTGTCCAGGCCCTTGCCCACGCCGGGCATGATCCAGCGGCCGACCTCGTCCGCGAACTCTTTGGACGGGGAGTTGATGCCGAGGGCGTCTTTCGCGGCGTCCAGCAGACTGTTGGCCAGGTTGCTGACCTTGTTCGTCAGCCAGTTCCAGCCAGAGCTGATGCCGTTCCAGATGCCGCTGACGATGTTGCTGCCGATCCCCGCCATCTTGCTCGGCAGGCTGCTGAGCCCGCTGACGATGGAGTTGAACAGCTGGGTCGCCGCTGCGGCGCC